TGTTTCACCTTTAAATATATCACCTTGAGTAGCTTCAATAGGAGTAGTCTCTCCTTTGAACTTATCACCTTGTTGTACTTCGGTAGTTTTAGTTTCACCTTTGAACTTATCACCTTGTTGTACTTCAGTAGTAGTGGTCTCTCCTTTGAACTTATCACCTTGTTGTACTTCGGTAGTAGTGGTCTCTCCTTTGAACTTATCACCTTGTTGTACTTCAGTAGTTTTAGTTTCACCTAAAAATCGTTCTGCCAAAGACATTGGTTTAGGGTCAGGTAGTCCAGCAAGTTTATCAATGTTACCAGATGGTAATATTTTTATATCCACTCCTACTTTTTCAGGAGTTACTTTTGGAGCTAATACTTTTTTACCTTGTACCTTATCACTTAATGGAGTGGTATTGAATGACTCTGGCTGTACTGTCTCTTTTTTATCAAGAGGTGTACTTGTTGGTTTTCTAAATTTAGATAAATCTGATTTTAAGTCTTTAAGTGCCATTATCCAACTCTCCTAGTGCTTTTTGCATTTTGTACTTTACTTATTTCGCTGATGACTTTGTTACCCATTACGATTTGAATTGGTTGAGATTGTAAATCACTTCTCAGACCTTTAATTTCAGCTAATAGTTCAGAATCACCACCACCACCACCTGCTTCAGCTTCAGTATCACCACCACCCATACCAAACGCTCCAGCAAGTCCACTAAGAGCAGGTGCTACAGCCGATAAAGCTATTAGTAATCCAATACCAGGCATAGCAGCGAGTCCAGCAAGTGCAATCATACCTAATCCAGCAGCTATACTTACTAATCCAGCTCCGACACCTAATAACATTGGTGCGACTCCACCAAGAGTTATTAATGACTCAATCATTCCACCCATGTCACTTTGACCTAATTTAGAAAATCCTTCAGAGATTGGCCCTAATGCAACTCCTAATGCTGTAAGTGCTACAGCACCTAAAATAATGAATGGTGACATAAATCCTAAACCAGCTACAGTAGTTGCTAATATACCTATACCAGTTGAGAATGAAATTATAGCTTGAGTATCTAATCCTTCTAACATTCCAAATGCAGCAGCTGCTGGGCCTAATGCTATTCCTAATACTGTAAGTGCAACAGCACCCATAATAATAAACGGAGCTAACATTCCTAAACCAGCAGTAGCCAATGCTAATACACCAACACCTGTTGAGAATGATATTAGTACTTGTGTATCTAATCCTTCTAACATTCCAAATGCCGTAGCAGCTGGAATTATAGCTGCTCCTAATATTGCAACAGCAGCAGCACCCATGATAACAAATGGTGCAAGGAATCCTAATCCAGCAGCTGCTAATGATAATATTGTAAGTGCTCCTGCGAATGCGAACATTGAAGCTGGTTCAACCCCAGCCAAAAGACTCATAGCATACGCGGCTGGTATTAATGCTATTGCTACAATACCAAGTGCCAATGCACCCATTATTACGTTACCACTAATCATACCCATTAGAGCTAATGTAGCTCCTAATATACCAATTGACGCAGAAAATGCTATCATTGTAACTGGGTCTACGTCACCTAACATATACATAGCAGCTGCGAATGATGCTCCCATCACTGCAACTAATGCACCTAAGACAACTATACCCATTAATTTTTTACCTGGTTTTTTTCCTAATGAATCTAAACCTTCACCTAAACTTTTGAGGATACCACCCCCACCATCTCCACCACCACTTGGGGCTTCTGGCATTGGTGAACTACCACCACCACCTTTTGAAAATGGATTAAGATTACTTAAACCACTACCCTTACCCTGCATTACATTCATTAGTGCATATTGAGCTACCATCGTAGCTATCGCAGCACCACCACTCATAGCACCACTTTTAATTTCAGCAAACATAGCTTGCTGAGCTTGCTTTTTCTCTTCAAGTTGTTGAAGTTCCTTAGCATTCATGCCTGGATTTTTAGCTTGTAGGTCAGCGAAGTTTTCTTGTTTCACTATCATATCTGATAATTCATCCGTACTCATACCATATGTGGCAGCTAGAGCATCTCTACCAGCTCTACTCATATCATGGAACTTTTCACTACTAAGGTTAGCTTCCTTCATAGCAGCTGTCATCATTTCCATACCTTTAGCTTCATCACCAAACTTCATTTCGAAGGCAGCGTCTTGAGCCATAGCAGCGGATGCTGTATATTCACCCATACCCATAGCTCGTAATTTCATTTGAGCTCTGGCTTGAGTTTCAAGGTTTACCATATTATCTGACATTTGTTCCATCATCTTCATGGAAACACCTTGTTGTTTTAATGCGGCTGTTTTTTTAGCTAAGTTAATTAATTCTTCTTTTGAAGCTCCAACTAACATACCAGCACTATCTGCCATTTCTTTGAATAAGACGTTAGCATTTACACCAGCTCCATAAGCAATAGCTTTTATTTCGCTGGTCATCTCTTTAGCATTACCATTAGCGTCTGCAAATATCTGATTTAATTTAACAGAACTAGCAGCGTCACCAGTTAGTGCCGTTAATGCAGCTACGTTTTTCTGCATATCGCCTGTGATGTTTTTTGTAGTACCAAAGTACTCACCTGCATCTTTTGCAGCTGTTGCTAATCCCTCTGTACCATATAGTAATCCTTCTATACTAAATGATGCGGCTAAAGTTTGAGCACCTAATCTACCAGCTTCATCGGCTGATGTACCCATGTTGATGTATAATTCTTTTGCGAGTCCAACTGTGTTGGATATTACGTTACCAAGAAATTCAGCTGCTTTTTGAGCTATTACAATACCAGCACCTATTAACGTACCAGCTTTTATCATTTCACCCATAGTTCCTAAAGAACCATATAAGGTATCTGATACATCTTCCGTAAGTCCTTTTAATTTCTCTTCGGTATCTTTTTGTTTTTGTTTTTGTTCAAGGATAGTTCTAACATTATCTAATTGGTCTATATAATGTTGATTGATATCTTCACCTTTATCAAGTTGCTCTTTTAAGAGCTCATCAATAGTTGTGTTAATATCGTTTATTTTGGACGTTAAATCTTTTTCTTCGGCAAGGTTTTTTAATAGGTCTTCTTTTATATCCTTAGCTTGATTAGAAACAAACTTATAGGTTTGTGCGGACTTAACGATTTCATTCATTAAGTCACGTTCTCCTGCTAAGAGTTCTTTTCTTTTTTGGATATCATCAGATGCCATTGACTAACCTTATTTATTTACCAGTACTATATGCTTTATCAAAAGCATTAGCTAATCTACGAAGTTGGTCTTTTTCCTTTTGTGTTGGAGCTCCGTTGATTGTTTTTTCAATCTTATTCTTGATATTATTTAAGTCATTCTCAAGTGATTTTTTTAACTTATTCTTTTTACTAACGAATAAATCAAATATACCTTCAGAAATATCTAACTTAGTAAATAATTCTTTTAGTTTAGATTTTTTAATTGTTTTCATACAAATCCCTTTTGTTCATATAGTATAAATATGTAAAAACCCAACAATTACGCTGGGTCTTTACTATCTTGTTCTACTTTTTGCCTTAGCTTTCTTCATTTCCTTGTCATGTTGTGACTTTTCTTCCTCTTTAAACTCTATAATCTTCTGAATATAGAAGCTTCTAGCCCATACTGGCATATTGTAAACGTCAGTATGTGAGAATCCACCATTACCATGATAAATCAAGTCAAATATTTGAGAGTGTAAGTGTTTCCTATAATCAGACCTCAGGCCAAAAAAACCCGATACCCATAGGTAACGACATATCTCTCCCTTCTCCAGTCTCTTCCGATACGAATTCATATGTTAAATCAATATCTGGAACTACTTTTGAAATATGTGCTCGGAGTGACTTTGAATCTACTGCAAATAATTCGTTATCCACGAAATTGTTTATTACTTTTTGTTCTACTTCACCATCTACTGAAAGTATCATGTTTTTCAATCGAGTTGTTAATTGTCGTGATGTGACATCCTTTAACTTACGATTTGCTTTCTTAATCTCTTCGGTTTGGTGTTTTACTTTTCGTTCTTTGGACTCTGTCATTGCTTGGAACGTAATTTTTCGTTCTGACCTTGGTAACGTGTATTCAAATTCATTTTTATGTAATTCTATTTGGTTAGAACCATCATAATCATTATTTTCAAATTGTGTTAAATCAATTGTTTCCTTTTGTTTGTTATCACTATAAGGGTCATCGATTTCTACTACATAATCTTTACCATATCCTAAGATTCTAGCTGCAATCATAATAGCGTTCTTGTCACCTGTAACTAAATCTACATATTTAATCACGTCACCTTTACCATTACCAATTATTAATGACTGAAATAGTCTATCTAAGACTGTACCATCTTTAATGTATGATTGTGTGGTTAGGATATCTTCCTCTTTTGCTGTCATATACTTCATCTCGATTTGTCCCGAAGACAACGGATTGTCTTCAGAGTAAATTAATCCTTTAGATGGTAAGTCTATAATTTCAGTAGGGAATTTGTAATCACTAAGTTGTTTAACTTCGTGTTCTTTTTTTAACTTCTCTATCAGGTCTTTTTCATTACCTTGATATTCGTCTTGTAACTCATTACTCATAACGTATGTTCTTTTTATTTAGATTTATATAAAATTAGGCAAAATATGCCTTTTTAACCTTTCATATAGTAATATATATGTGATTCGCAATTAATTAATACAAAAAAACCCCCAATTTCTTGGAGGTTTTTATCAATTTGTATTTTATTCAATTAGAATTGAAGTATTGCGTAATCGTATGTAAGTGTTAATTCAACCGTTGCAAGGTCTTCACCAGCATAGTCCATATCTGAAAAGTTAGCTGATTGTATATAAGCTCCCTTTAACGTCCACTCTTCTACTTTATCACCAACAGGACCCAAACTATTGAATGTGATATCTTTTTTGTAGAAATCAGAGTAACCATCTCTACCTGTTACAGATTCGTGATGTAATCTTACCCATTCCATTGTTGCTTGTGCAGCAGATGGTACTACTGGGTCATATAAAGTGATTGCGAGGTCTTGCCATTCAGAACGACCTTTCACATATCTTCTAACATTGATGTGGTCGATGGTAACTTTACCATTTTGAATTTCTGGCCTAGCAGCTGTTTTCACTAAGTACGCAGGTATTCCCTCGATATACATAATGAACCTGTTTGACATTTTAGGTTCAAAATTCGTGAACATAATTTCTGTTGGGTCTAATAATTGTGCCATTTAATTCTCCTATTGTTTCTTCTTACTAATAAATAGTCTTGTTTTAAATTTTATCCTTCAGGAAAAGCTGCGCCGGTCGGAAGTACATTGAAATCAAGTACTATGAATTCAGCAGTTTTAGCTGGTTGAATAAAAATTTCACCTTTTAGTATATTTCTATCGATAACGTCTGGTGTATTGTTAGTTTCATCCATGATTACTCTAAATGCGTACAAACCTTGTCTTTGTTGTACTGATTCTAAGTATGGGTTAACTATTGCCAAGAATCTGTTTCTTGTAGCAGCCGTATTATTTTCGAATATTAAATATCTTGAAGATGAAGCGATAAATTTCTTTAAAGCGATTAATAATCTTCTTACATTGATTCTGTCAAGTGCTGATGGTTTAGCTTGAAGTGTCTTCTGACCAAATACAGTAGCACCTTGTCCAGGGAATGTAGCGATTGGGTTAATTCTGTTTTCGTAAAGAGTATCTCTTTCTGTGTGAGTTAATCTTGTTTTAACTTCTATTACGTTTGGTAATCCACCTCTGTTTAAACCTGCAGGTGCGAACCATGGTTCAGCAACTGAATCGTTAAATGCAATTACACCTGGTATTACAACACTTGGCGGTACCCAGATTGGTTTGTTCTTATCAGTATCAAGGATTTTTACCCATGGGTGATAAGTACCAACGTAGTTAGAATCGAAAGCCGTTAATGAGTTAACAACAGTAGCAATAGAATCTTGATATGCACCAGCGTCCATAACGTAGAATGCGTCTTGTCTATCTTCACACATATCTTTAGCAAATGTACTTACTGATGAGTGATATCTGTTGATAACACCTGGTGTTACTAACATATTCATATCGTATTCATCAGGATTAGATACAGCTGCGATAGCTTTTCTATAAGCAATTGTTCCATCAGCCGTAGCAGATGATAAGTCTAAACCTTGTGAGTTTCCAGCGACAATATCAGCCCCTTTGTAAACTAATCGGTTTGGAGCGAATCCATCAAATCCACCTTGGAATGGTATCATAAATTTCTTAGCGTCAATAATTGAGTTTAAAGATATAGCAGTTTCTGACCCTACAATACCAGTTACACAATTAGACAACATAAAATCAACACCTACTGATTCAAGAGAAGAATCTGGAATTGGATTTAAGAAGTTTAAATTATCTGTGTTTGTGAAATCAAATGAGTATCCTAAGAATGCTCTCTTGTTATATTCACCACCAATAGATTGTGATACTTCGTATGTTGGGTGTGGTAAATCATACCCACTATGTACTGGAGACCTTAGAGCTTTAAATCCGAAAGGTACTAATGTTGAATCAAGTGCTTGATTATCTACATCAGAATCAACTTCTACTCTAATATGAACTGAAGCGTTAGCGTAGTCACCATTTGAAGTAACTTTACCATTTGCATCAACAGTTATGTATTTGTCACCAATTACTCTCTTAATATAATTAGGAGAATTAGGGTCTAAGTTAACACCACTAAATTCTTCAACTATATTAGGTCTAACATCAGAATCTTGTACAGTTGCCCCAAAAACAGAATTAGGTATTTTACCCGTATCTACTCTTCTGATTATTACAGAGAATGTTCCGTATTCAGAACCTGGTACTTCAGATGCTTGTTTGATATCTCTAATACCTACTTTAAATTCGTAGTTAGTTGGATTACCATGAGATAGTGTATGGAATTTTATTAATTTTTTAGTAACACCACTAACGTTTTGAGACGTAATCCAAGGAGTTGAAGCCTCTGAATATGCTTTGGTGTAGTCAGTTGTAAAGTTTGATGCTTTAACTACTTCTATAACTTCGTCTTTAGCAAAAGATGCTGATTGGAAAGTAGAAAAGTTCAAGTATGTGTATAGGTATTCCGATGATTTAGGAGCGTATCCAAGAACTTTAGTAAAGTAATTTGTACTTGTTGGGTTTAAAGATGCTGTAGCAATTACAGTATATGCAGATGCTGATAATACAGGAACCGGTCCTGATGCACTTAGTGCAAGTTTAAAATCAGATGCTGATACATCAGTTAAAGAACCACTCAAGTTAGCTACAAAAGATAAATCTGTTGAACCAGTGTTGTGTGATGTTAATGTAGTTGTCGGATGGAATACAGCCGCAACTTGTCTTCCAGCTGAGCTGGATATTTCTAATACAAGTGGTTCAACTACATATCCACTCTGTCCTAATACTCTTACGATAGTTGCATTTCCTGCATCTTCTAAGTATGCTTGCGCAGTATAAGGAAGATATGAATCTTCAGTTAAGCCTCCAAACGTTTGTTGGAATTCTTGAAATGACTCTACTTTCGTTGGTACGAATGCAGGGCCTTTTATGGTTTGTCCTATAAGAGCAGCACCTATTTCACCAATACCTACTGGTAAAAATGATAAATCTTTCTCTCTTGTGAATACACCTGGACTAACAATTCTTTCAGCCATTATTTTCTCCTAATAATTAATCTTTGGGTTTACCTTTATATAAATACCTTAAAAAATTTGAAAACGAATATTTATTTACTTGGAGTAAAGGTATTTTTTTCAATATTGTAAGTTCCCTCACCATATTTTTCCCTTAAACCTTTTCCTAATTCTGTTTCTTCAGTTCTTAAGTTATCATAATTGCCTAACAAAGTTTTCTTTTCGTCCTTTAATTGTCCGAATGTTTGTTCTAGCCTTTGTATATCAATTTCGATTTCCCCTAACCTACTTGTAACAGTCAAAACTTTTGCTTGAATGTCATAAATACGTTTTTGTTCTTCGTTTGTAAATTCTTTTACTATTTTCTCTTCCATAACATCTTTTGTTTGTTTGTGTATATAAATATGTAAATATTATTCATTACCACGTTTTTTAGCATTTGAATTACCTGAAAGTGATGGTACTTCTCCAAAAGATACTTTACCAATTGAAATATGTCGTTTAGTATTGTTGGAAACAGCAGCATATTCTGGTACTATGTAAGCTTTAACAGTTAAACTTATATTTGCTCTTGTAATTCGGTCTTGACCCATTTCTGATATTGTTTCAAATCCATATGATTCACCCTTCACAACAAATTTATATCTCTCACCAAATGAACGTCCTTGGAAATAAACTATTTGCTCTACTACCTTATTAACTTGCTCCATATAATCAGTCCAAACAACTACTTCATATTCTAAATTAACATAATCAGGTCTTTCTACTGATAAAAACTCTTTTTTAGGTGTCTCATCTGTTAATATTGAAAATGCATCATATCGATTAACATTAGTATATGTTCGTTCAAACATCTGATGAGCATCTTCGTTTTGAGCTACTTTTAATTTTGAAAGTTCTGTATTAACTGACAAGTTATTTCTTTTAAACATAATAACAGGTGTTTGTAACATCCCATTGTCATCTCTCATAAACCCATCACGTTGTGCACTTGCCCATTTTTCAGGAGAAGCATACATTACTGGTATTGGTAAAAATCTACCATCATCTTCTACAGTAGGTTTAACATCTTTTTCTAAAAACGTTTTAAATGCAGAATCAATATCATATATACCAACATTAACATTTTTTACTTTGTCTTTATCTCTACGAAGTTGTTTTGCTTTATTAAGTTGTGGGTCAACAGCCGTAGATGATTGTGTTTGTATAATCTGAGGTTTTGAATTATCTGTATTTCTGTATTTAGTTGCCATGTTATAGTCCTATTGGTACTTTGTTATCATTTTGATTTGAATTACCAAATCGTGTATCAACTAATTTAATACTTGTTTGTCTTGAAACGTGTGCATCACATATAATAGATACATTCAACCCTTGGTCATCACCACCATCCCAAGTCTTTGGGTTTTTTCCGGCAAAATATTGATATGAGTATGATGCATCAATTAAATGATATTCATCATTCCATTGGATGATGTCACCAACACTTGGTACTAATTCTCTATCTACTAAACTTTGTCTAAGAAATCTAAACTGTACCTCACGACTATAAGATTGACCATAGTCATCTGATATTTGTGCTGATTGGTTTCTTTCGATTAAACATGGTACTTTTATAGGTTGGTTGTATACTTTATCTTTTCCCTCACCATATAAGTTAGATTTAGTATCGCTTACTGATACCATATAGTAATATATCTCTGTATCGATTATATCATCTATTAGCTCTTTGTTTAGTTTATTAAACAAACTCATATCTCGTTGTCCACCGAACAATGCCATAAATTACCCTATAAAAATTGGTCTTGGTACTCTATTTAAAGTCTCTTCTAAATATTCAGACTCTTCTTTTCTTGCTTCCATTAATGACCTACGAGATGTTGAATCTAACATTTCTTTTAAGTCAGTTAATAGAGTTTCTTTTTCTGCAGAAGCTTCATTTCTTAAATCTGCACCATCAAGTGTTACATCAGCTCCTGGTATTGGAATAGAACTAAATTTAGCTCTAATAGCACCTAACATTTCTTTAGCTAATGCTAATGCGTATCTAGCAATCCATTGTTTACCTGCACTATTGATATTAGTATATGTTAATCTTCCAAATGGTGCGTTTGATAAATCACTCACAACATTAGTATTAGCAATCGGTGATTTTGTTTCACTTTCAAGTGTATATTCAAAATACACTTTAGCACCAGTGTCACCTGCCGTTGGTACAGGAAATAGTTTTACTCTCTGACCATCTATATGAAATCCAAATGAAGATTTACGGATGTAATCGTTAAATTCAATAGCTTGTAATCTTAAGAGGTCATCAAACATTGGTTGCATCATAAATGAGACACCTGGTGAGTAATTACCCCAACCAAAGGTTTGCATCATTTGTTGAGAACCAAGACCAGTACCTACAAATGGGTCAAAGTATCTAATAATTGCAGGTGGTGATGTATGAAATACCTTACGGAGTGTTACCCCATTAGATACTGAACCACTTTCTAAATTTACTTTAGAATCGTCACCTAAATCATAAATTTGTTGACCACCATTCATTTCGAATGAACCTGTATAAACAGTAACCCTACCACCAGAACCAGCTTCTGTACCATAATCTTTAGCTATATTAACTACACCACCTAAATTTGTAGCTATTTCTGTATCTGATAAATCTAAATCTAAAGATGAACCTTGTAGAGATAACATATTCTCTTTTGCTCTGTACTGATTTACTTGTGAAGAATATTCATTAGCTGCTTCTTCAAGACAAGTAAAAAAGTTTATATCTTGTAATTCGACATCTACGATTGGATAACCTAATCGTTTAGCACACCATTCAGCTACTTTTGGAGCATCTGATTGAAACTTAACGTCTGCATCAAAAAACCCAAAAGGAGTTGATGACCCACTTGAAAATGAACCTGACCCAGGCCAAATTGGAATATCTACTGCCATTTAATTCTCCTTGTTATACATATAAATATGGTAGAACTTATCTTTCCCTATTTTTCATAAAAGAAACTGTAATATAACGTGTTCCTTTAGTAGTAGCACGAGCTCCATGCTTATGTGTTATGTTTCCTGGATGTAAGGTAGCATAACCTATTGAGTTCTTAACTAATTTTTGTTGTCTTTTAAAATAAGTACCCCCACCTTCATATTCATCTAAGTCTGATAGTTGTACTAAACAAGTTAAATCAGAAGAATCATGGTGTATTGACAAATGACCTTGTGCGTCAGGTACATATTTGGCTAAGAAGTTTTCACATTGTAAATCATCCCAACCCTCTCCTTCAAGACCATATATATATATTCCCAATTGCATTACATAGTCTTTTAAAACAGCATTGTATATATCATCCATACCTATCTCAGTTAATAACATATCAGTAGTTGGATAAAATTCATGCCGTTTAAATGTCCACTTTTGTGAATGTTCAGCCTCTTCTCGAATCATTTTACAAAAATCTTCAGTAAATAATGGGAATGATAAACAATTATTAAATGGTTCATCTATAATTAAATCCCATTCCTTGGTTCTTAATGAATATGTTAAGAATTTGTTTTCCCACTCTTTTTTGTTATCCCAATATGAATATAGTTCCGGATGTAATTTATCAATATTTTCATTAGTACTTCTTACTTTAAAAGTATGTGCACCAATTGGGATTTTAATTGAAGTATGTATCATATCAATCCACTCATTACTTCGAGTTTCCCAATTTTGTTGTCTTGCAAATTTTTCAGCTACATCTAAGTAGTCATATCCATTCTCTTCGATAAACTCATAAGTTGATAAAAACGTCGCCTCTTGAATAGTTTCAGAAGTGTCAGCTCTAACTATTGCAGCTTTTCCATTTAGTAATGATTTTAAATTACCAGTATCAGTTGAAATTATTTTAGTTCTACCCATCATCATTTCAAGGGCTGTAATACAATAAGTTTCATCATAGTTAGATGGATACATCCAATATTCTGCTGATTTAATCTGTTTATATAAATCTGCTGGTGGTAAATTACCCAACCATTTTACATCTTGATAAAACATTCTATTTTTATAGTCATTATACCATTCCATAGCATATGGTGGTGATGCGACCCATAACGTTAAGTATGGGTTTATTTTTTTTAATGAAGGCCATAGTTTAATTAATACTTCAAGTCCTCTATCTGAGGCTGACGTATAAACTATTTTATTTTTAAAAGTTTCTTGTTCTATTTCATCAAAATCAATGGGGTCAATAGCATTACCTAAAACAAACACTCGTTCTGGATCTAAATTATAGTCCATAATTATATTTTTTCGTTGGTGTTCGGAAACTGCTATGATTTTTGTTAATCGTGGGTCGTTTAGATAATCTTTACCACCATTTGGTAATTCTTCACCATTATACCAAGGATAAAACTCCATGTTATGCATCCAAAAGTATGATTTTTCATATGTGATATTTAAATCTTCTAATAAGGGTAAATAATTGATATAATTACTTGCGATTACAACATCAAAGTAAGTGTTACTCTCCAAATTAGCATATGGTATATACTTTACACCATCTGATTCAGATTCTATTACTTCACCTGAAATAGTAACATCATGACCCATAGATTGGAACTTTTCAGCTAATTTTATACTACAATATTCTGACCCACCTATTCCATTGTTTAACCAATAATCTTTATTTATGGGTTCTTTATGATACCCTGTACAAAATAGTATTTTCATATTACTCCACTATATAATTTAAAACTTCTTCTTTATTTCCATGACGTGTTCTATCCATCCATGATTGTAGTTTGTATGAACTATTATCATCATCATTCCAATTCCAATCAAACCCACCTAACTCACTAATACGTTTGTGAATAGAAGTATCGTAATAATCTCGAATTAATCGGGCTCGTCTATTAATATCTACTGAATTATTATCAACTGTTGAATCACCATTGTTGTATTGTACATATAACATTTTTTTAAGATGTATAAATTTAGTTTCTAAAAATGTTTTTACGATTAATTCATAATCATCAGCTACTGATATATTACGATTATGTCCACCTACTTTATGATAAGTATCACGATTCCAAATACGACAATGATTAGGCATTCCAATATTAAATCTAATTGTTTTTGGATTTATATCAGGATAGTGATGGGTTAGCCATGTTTTCCCATCAACCTCTACCCAAGTATGACCAGCATATCCAAATGCAAATCGATTGTCAGTATGTTGATACCAATCATCACCAATATGACCATACACTCTTGGTGAGTCGTCCTTTTCAACCTCAGTTACATCAGTATATATAAACCCAGCGTCTGGATATTGCTTACTAGCATTAAGTACGTCTTCCAAACAAGTAGAAATTAACCAATCATCATGGTCTAATTCAAATAACCACTCACCATTACACATCATAGCTGCTCTGTGTTTGGCTTCTCCTACATTTCCTGATGTAGTTGGTGTAATTCTATGTATATGTACTCTATAATCTTGACTAGCTATATCTTCTAAGTAATTCCAAGTAGTATTATCGTCAATTGGTGAATCATCTACAACTACCCATTCCCAATTTTCATAGGTTTGGTTAACTAAACTCTCATATGTTCTAAATATTCGTTCGTTAGTTTTATATGTTGGTGTAAAGATTGATAGTATGGGAGTATCCACATCTCTGTAAATATTATTTATATTACATGACCAAAATGTAGACTGACATACTACATCATTAGCTAAAATAGTGTCAGATGGGGCAGTATCATATGATATTATCTTACTTGATACCATAGTGTGGTGGTCAAGTTTTAAAATATCAGTTTGATGAGTATAATCACCAATAGTCATAACTATATCGGGGTTATGTTCTGCTAAATGTTTTTTAAATCCATCTGAAGACTCGTATGAATATAAAATTACACTTTCGTGTAAGTCTTCTTGGAAATAAATGTCAGATTTAAGTGATATTTTTCCAAATCTATCCCATCCGTATATTAACGCTGTAGGTAATTTTGTTTTCATACATTATTATCTATAAGGTTCACCACCTACCCATAATACAAAGGATTTTCTTGTTCCTTTAGTTACTGGTGTTACTCTATGTAAATAAAAAGATGGAAATATCACAGCAGCTCCTTGAACTCGTGGTGCTGTTAATTGTCTACCTATATTAAATTGTAAATCACCATTATCATATTCAGAAGGGTCTGATAATTGTACTGTTACTGAGATTTTACGTTGATTTTGAATTTCTGTTCCACAATCCATGTGCCAATTGTAGCCACCTTCTTGAGTTCCGTAATATTCTGTATATTGGATTTGCTCATTCATGGTAGATAGGTCAAACTTCCACATTTCATTATTAGCTTGAATAATCATATCATGGAGTTTAGAATAAACCCATCTCCATTGTTTATTTTGTGGACACCATTTTATTCGTGATTTTCTATATTCGGATACTTTAGACTCGTCACCTTCACCAGTTACAGCATCTTGAAATGGTAATTCTTTAGTCATTGACTCTATAATTGTAAGTTCTTCTTGTGAAAACCCATTTTTGAACCAATAATAATCTGTATAGTTTACGTCATCTCGGTGAGACGACCTATTAAATCCGTATTTTTCTAACATAACTAATTGTTTGATTTATATATAAATATTAAAATGTTTTTAATAAAAACTACCAGAATGGAATGTTCTTACAATATATACTGCATCACCACTTGACCATCCATTAGGTTTGAACATAAGTTGTTGTCCGACTACATCAAAATAACCACCACCACTTATTACATTACCCTTTTCACCAAAAGTTCCTTTACTTCCAGTAACTCCCTTGTTTCCAGTAGTAGCTGTTGCGCCTGTTACACCTTTAGCACCTTGAGCTCCTGAGTCTCCACCTAAACCATTTCCACCTGCAGCACCAGTATTTCCTTTTACACCCTTTGTACCTTTTGAACCTTGAGCGCCTGTATCTCCTGCTGAACCTGTACTACCTTTTACACCTTTTGTACCTTGAGCACCTTGAGCGCCTGTATTACCAGCATTACCTGTGTTACCTTTTACACCCTTAGCACCTTTAGCACCTTGAGCTCCTAAGTTTCCAGCATTACCCTTTTCACCTTGATTTCCACTAGCACCCGTTTCACCTTGAGGGCCTGTATCTCCTGCTGAACCTGTGTTACCTTTTACACCCTTTGTACCTTTTGAACCTTGAGCACCTTGATTACCAGCATCACCTGTGTTACCTTTTATACCCTTTGTACCTTTTGAACCTTGAGCACCTTGATTACCATCGTTACCTGTGTTACCTTTTATACCCTTTGTACCTTTTGAACCTTGAGCACCTTCATTTCCAGCAGCACCAGTATTTCCTTTTATACCTTTTGAACCTTTTGAACCTTGAGCGCCCGTATTTCCATCGTTACCTGTGTTACCCTTTATACCCTTTGTACCTTTACTACCTTGAGCACCTTGATTACCAGCATTACCTGTGTTACCTTTTACACCCTTAGCACCTTTAGCACCTTGAGCACCTGTATTACCATCATTACCAACTGACCCTGTATTACCAGTATTTCCTTTTGAACCTTGAGCTCCTTCATTACCAATATCACCAGTATTTCCTTTATCACCTTTAGCACCACCACCACCTTGAGGGCCTGTATTACCAGCATTACCTGTGTTACCAACAGCACCAGTTGCACCACCACCACCTTGAGGGCCTGTATTACCACTAGCTCCTTGTAGACCTGTTGAACCTTGTCCACCTTGAGGGCCTGTATTACCAGCTGACCCAGTATTTCCTTTGTCACCTTTAGCACCTTGTCCACCTTGAGGGCCTGTGTTTCCTGCAGCACCTGTTGAACCTAAATTACCCTTATTTCCTAAAGAACCTTTATTTCCAGCTGAACCTGTGTTTCCTTTATCACCTTTAACACCTTGAGCACCTTGAGGACCTGTATTTCCAGATGCACCTGTATTTCCTTTGTCACCTTTAGCACCCTGCCCACCTTGAGGGCCTGTATTTCCAGCAGAACCAGTATTTCCTTGGTTACCTTTATTTCCTAAAGAACCTTTATTTCCAGCCGACCCAGTATTTCCTTTATCACCTTTAGCACCCTGTCCACCTTGAGGGCCTGTGTTTCCAGCAGAACCAGTATTTCCTTTTAACCCCTTTGTACCTTTTGAACCTTGAGCGCCCGTATTTCCACTAGCACCAGTATTTCCTTTAGTACCCTTAGCACCTTGTCCACCTTGAGGGCCTGTGTTTCCAGCAGCTCCACCCGAACCAGTATTTCCTTGATTTCCTTTTGAACCTTGAGCGCCTTGGTTTCCAGCATTACCTGTATTTCCTTTTGGGCCTTTAGCACCTTGTCCACCTTGAGGGCCTGTGTTTCCAGCCGAACCTGTGTTACCTTTATCACCTTTAGCACCACCACCACCTTGAGGGCCTGTGTTTCCAGCTGAACCTGTGTTACCTTTATCACCTTTAGCACCACCACCACCTTGAGGGCCTGTGTTTCCAGATGCACCCGTCGAACCTACATTACCCTTATTTCCTAAAGAACCCTTATTTCCGGCAGAACCAGTATTTCCTTTGTCACCTTTAGCACCCTGCCCACCTTGAGGGCCTGTATTTCCAGCAGAACCTGTGTTACCTTTATCACCTTTAGCACCTTGTCCACCTTGAGGGCCTTGATTACCAGCTGACCCAGTATTTCCTTTGTCACC